TCACCGACATTGTTTTCATAACCTATGTGTAGGTCGGTAGCACGAGATGTATAATCTGTGCCAGTGTAGTTAGCGTTTGTTTCAACGTTAACATAAGGTCCAGCCATTACTGGAGCTGAGAATAAGGAAGCTGCAATAGCTAATGTAATTTTTTTCATTTAAAATACGCCAGGGATAATTTGTCCAGTCGTGGCGTAAGCTCCTAGAGCTGCCCAGATGCCAAGCATAGCCCAACGTCCGTTCTGTACTTCTGCGTTCTCGTTCATAGTATATTCAATAGGGGGTTGTAATGCGATAACTTCTGTATCGTTCATTGTTTAAATAATAAGTTGACCGAGGCGATGATGAAGGTTCAGGTCGCCACGATACACTTAGAAGTTTACATTAGATCGTTCTAGTTTTTCCATTATCTGTTGACGATAAGCTGGATCTCTATCATATCTAGGATCACCCATAGCTTGTACAACTTCCGCTTGACTACGGAACTGCTTTCCGTCTGCTTTAGGTGCAGTACCAGTTAACATTCTACCATCTACTCCTTTTGAATCTTCCCATCTATATGCTAATGATCTTACAGCAAAGAAAGCAGCAAGTGGATCTCCTCTTTCCATGACTTGATCAAACATATCTATCTCTTGTTTGTTAAGATTTTTATCTGCCCACTGTAGCATCTCAGTATAACCTTTATCTCCTCCTGCAATATTCTTTAGAGTACTTACATCAGCTTCACTGAACTCACTCTTTACAGGCATATACTTACTATCAGCATCGGCTCTCCACTTTATAAACTTACTAGCTAATTCACCAGTAGTTAACTTACTTAGTTCATCTAATAATTCTTTACTAATCTCTTTACCTGAATTAGATTCTTCCCATAGATTATCTAAGATGGCGAATTCTTCAGAAGTTTCTTTAGTTTCTTCCTTTTCTTCTGACGTTTCTTTTCCGTCATCACTATCTGAGGATTCCCCAGCTTCGCCGCTATCTTCAGTATTTTTTTCTCCAAGTTTTTTTTGAAGTTCAACATAAGCACTTTCTAATTCCTGTGCATTCTTATATTTACCAGCAAGTAGTTGCTCTTGCTGTTCTATCATTGCTTCACCTACCTGTAGAGAATCCTGCTCATCAGCATTAAGATTATCTACAGAGGTAGCTTCAGTTGTGTTTTCGTATGTTAATGTTTCTGCCATAATTTATTGAGGTGGTGGTGGTGCTTCTCCTTCTGGAGCTAATTGTTCAGCTAACGCAGGATTCTTAGAAGGATCATTAATAGGAGCACTAGCCATTGCTGCTTGTTGCTTCTGTTGTTCCATCTGCATTGCTTGTTGTTGAGCTTGCTGTTCTTCTTGCTGTCTCTCTTGCATACTCTTCACAAGATTCAAGACATCTATACCTTGAGCTGCAGCTAATCTCTTAACTACTTCTTCAGGATTAATGTATTGTTGGATAGCTTCTGGACCCATGGTCTGTGCAATAGTCTGTAGGAAAGACCCCAAGGCTTGTACATCTTGACCCCTACCAAGGCTGTTAATACCAGCAACGATGATAGGCTTAACCATACCTTTTGGTATCTTAGGTATTTCACCTGTCTTTTGGAAGACACTAAGCTTACGGTTTAAATATGGTACAAGGAATTCAATAGTAAGTAATCCAAATAGTCCGCCGAGTTGTTGTTCTAATTCTAGCTGAGTCATCTGCACTTCTTGTGCAGTAGTTCTCTCACTATCTCTAACACTTAAGATAAGGAAAGCTTCATTCAATCTCTTCTCTAATGTAGCCATTAGATTGAAAGCTGTTTGGAAATCAGCAGTCTTACCAACTTGTACTACACCAATGTCATCTGGTCTACCTTGAACGATAGCTCCATTACCTGCCTGAGCCAGTGTCTGAGGTTTAGTAGTGCTTGAGGGTGATACAGTAAAGACAACTTTAGCAGCTGCTGCAGAGCCTTCTACGAGTGCCTGAGACAACGCTTCAAGTGACTTCAGATCTCCTATAAACTGACCTACTCTTCCTCTTCCATAAGCTTCACCATCTACTGTATTGAAACGTAGTGGTAGCCAAGGTGTTGTATCAACTGGTGACTTACCTTGTGATCCTGGCAGTACCTTATCAAATACTTCTTGATGCCATATGAATCTGTTATTATCTCTAGTAACATGAGTGTAGACATCACACTCTTGCTTATCAGTTTTAGTCTCATCAACTGATGATTCAACTTCATCTGTCTCGTACTCTACTCCTTCAGGTAGGTACTTCTCTATTAGTTTTTTGTTAATCCTTTCTTTTGTGACTATTTCAATCACGTTGCCGTTACCATCTCGCTCTATCACGTAGCGGTTCAACGGAAATAATTTCAGTCCTTCCTTACCCATAAAGATAAGAGAATTACCACCTACAACTAAGTGTTGTAATGCTTGGTGTATTACTACACGATCATCTGATGCTGCAATAGCTTCAAGTATGGTTCTCTCTATCTTTGCAAAGGATAGATCAAGTTCTGATTTTACTTCTGGTGGAAACTCTTCTCCTAATTGTGATTCATCTAATTGTAGTTTAAAGAAACTAGTCTGTGGTGGTACCAGACTAAGAGATAATTTACTAGCTAAAGCAACTACTCCCTTGGCTCCAACGGATTGCCAGGGAGTCTTAAGTTGCTTCATCCCTTTTGAATGTTCTTCCTGACCACGAATTAAATAAGGTAGGGTAAGTTTCCCTGCGTCTTCCGCTTCTGTTAGAAACTGGGAACGATCACTGGATAAATAATCATACCTAGATTTAGCTGTCATTGTTTTATATGTTTAAGTTACGGATTCTTAATCCTTTACGATTGAATGAACCTCCAGTTCCCATACCCATTTGACCACCAGGTTTCAGTTCATTGATAGTTCTGACACCTTTTACTTGTTGATTTGTAGGCTGTCCTTGAGATCCATAAGAGGCTGCTGTTCTTGCTCTTTCGTTAGCTAAGATAGCCATCTCTTGATTACGTCTGATTGAATCTTTTAATTGATCCCTTTCAGCACCTGCTTGTATAGTAGCAGTATCAAAATTACTTTGTATTTTAGCTATGTCTCCTTTGATAAATTCTCTTTCAGTTTCTCCTGTCTGACCAATTGCAGATATTTGAGATCCTAATTGTGAACCTAACTGAGATCTAGCAGCTTCACTAGCCTGACCTAAAGTAGATATTTGTGAACCTAGATTTGCACCTAACTCAGACCTAGCAGCTTCACTAGACTGACCTAAAGAAGCTAACTGTTGTCCTAATATATCTCGTTCTTGAGAAGCAAACGCACCTAAATCAGATATCTGAGATCCTAACTGTTGTCTCTGTATACCTAATCCAGATTTTAATTCATCAAGCCTTGCACCATACAGTTCATCTGTTGTGGATAATGCTTGTGCTTGTTGATTCCAAGCTGCTTGCTGATCTAATTGTTTCTGTTCAAAATCTCTAGCTTGAGCTAGTCTAGCAGCTTCAGCTTCACTAGTTGCTGCACCTAATAAATCTTGATACTTGGTAGTTAATTCTCTTTGTTGTTTATCCCACTGTTCAGTGTATTGAGTTCCAAGTTGTGATTCTAAAGTCTTTCTTTCTTGTTGAGCAGCTAATCTAAAATCCTCTTGCTGTTGAGCAAATACTGATTTTAATTGTTCTATCTCCTCATCTGATTGAAGACCTGATCTTCTTAATTGATCCTCATATTCTTTACGTTGTTCAGCTGCAGATTGTTCCCAAGCAGCTCTCTGTTCTGCTGTCTCTTCTCCCCGTATAGCACGTTCAGATTCAAAGACACCTTTTTGTTCAGCTAATTGTTCAGCTAGTTGAGTTTCAAAACTTCTCTGTTGTTGAGAAAATTGCTTAGTCCAATCAGCTCCCTGTTGATTCCAAGCTGCTACATCATCTTGCCAACCAGCTTCAGCTGCTCGTATTGCATCTTCAACTGATGCTCTCTCTGAACTAAATGTACTTTGTACACCAGCAAGTTGGTCAATAAAACTAGTTTCAGCTGAAGATAACCTACGACTTAATGCATCTCGATCTCTGAAAAGTGCTTCTTGTCTTTGCTTTAGTAAGTTTCTCTCCTGATTTTGTCTATGATCTTCTTTCCTATTCTTCTCTATCCTACCATGATAATAGAGTTTAATTCTATCAGCCTCTTTCATCCAACGACGTATCCAATCATCATTATAAGGATTAGTATGATGATGATGATAAGTTTTTTTACTTCCGAAAATTCCTCCCATAAGTATACCCTTTAAAGTTGTTTTGTAATAATACAGTATTCATGATCCCAATCTTGTTTAAGTTTTTTTGCTAAACCTTTTCTTGCCATAGCTTTTAGTTCTTTACACTTAAAATATCTAGCAAACTGTTCTAACTTAGACATGATAAGAGGGTACCACGTACTGAAATCCCATCCAGATTTAGTAACCCAAAGAATTATAAAGAAAGATTCATTCTGAAATTCAGTGATGAGTATCATTTCTATAGTGTCTTCTTTCTTACCTACCCAAAGCATTTTACTGCCATTTAATAATGACTCAAATATTTCTGCTGTAGATAATAAACCTGGATTACGTTCATGGTATGAGTTTAATAATGATATTACTTCATCAACATATTCTACAGTCATGATATCCTTTGACTGTACTGGATAAAGTTCTAAATCATCCATCTAATCTATCCTTTAGCCATTCTACTACTGATCTTTGACCAGCTTTATACATGATAGAGGATATTTCTTCTTTAGGATGAGGTGTAAAGGGTGGGAATTTCTCATCCATTTCTGCTACCAATGACTCGAGATTAGGACCGAGTAATGGTTCAAGCGTATTGGGGTAGATTGACATTGCTGTGTTCAAAGAAAGCTGGCATACGGGCTGATCTGGTGTCAGAAAGTT